TACTCAAATAGGTCTTAATACTTTTACTGGTGCTGCTACTTCAATTACTTCAGGACAGATTAGTAATTGGGATATTTCTTATGGATGGGGTAACCATTCTATTGTTGGATATTTAACTTCTTATACCGAGACTGACACATTAAATTCCATAACAAATCGCGGTAATTTAACAGCAAATGGTATTTCCGTTGGTATTCTAACAGCAACCAGAGGAAACTTTAGTGGTATTATTACTTCTTCAGGTGCTAATATTTCTGGTGTAATAACAGCATTATCATTTGTAGGATCTGGTTCTTCTTTAACCAACCTTACTGGCGCATCCCCAAATACTTATGGGAACTCAACAGTTGTCCCTCAAATTGTTGTTGATAATGATGGGAGGATTTCTTCTATTACTAATGTAGCTATTTCTGGTGTTGGTGGAGGCGGTTCTGGAATAAATGTTAAAAATCTTGGATCAGTAGTTGGATTTGCTGGCACTATTGATTTTGGATTTGGATTGGGTGTATCTGCGCTTTCTGTCGGAGTTGTAACAGTTTCATCCACTATAAATTATGTTCCTAATTCTGGTGTTTCAACTTATGCTACAACTGCTGGGTTCTCCACAATTGCAGGATATGCTACAACTGCTGGAATTTCTACAACTTCTCAGGGATTAACTGGTACTCCAAATATTCTAGTTGGAGTTGTAACGGCAACATCTTTTGTTGGATCTGGAATTAGTCTTACTGGAATTGTAACTTCTATCATTGCAGGAACTGGGATTGCGATAAATCAGTCTACAGGAAATGTAACTATTAGTGCAACTCCAACTCAATGGGTTACAAATGCTTCTGGTATTCATACTCTTTCAAATGTTGGTATTGCAACAACAAGTCCACAAACACCATTACAAGTTGAGAGATATGGTGTAAAGACTGGATTTGGAACATTCAATGCTTCTGCTGGGATTGCAACTGACATTGATAGTTTTACGATTTCTACAAACGATTTTAAAACCGCAGAATATACATTGCACTTTATTCAATCTGGGACTATTCAGGCACAGAAAGTTCTTGTGATGCAAAATGGAACAACCGCATATTCGCAGGAGTATGGTGTTATGTCAGAACCATATCTAATTGTTTCTGTTGGCGCAACAATTTCTGCTGGTGTATGTAAGTTGCAAGTAACACCAGAAACGGGTGTTAATGGTATAACTACTTATAGATTAGTAAGAACTACACTATTGTAATATGACACGATTAATTCCAGTAACAGAAGATATTGAGATTATTTTATCTCCAGAAACTCCCGTCATAGAATATACTCCAGATCCTATCGATGAGTATATTGTTATTGTTGAGGAGTCTGAGTATTGGGAAGAGGTTCACAATTACATTATTAATGAGAATGAGATTGATGGTATTCCTAATAGAGCAATACCTTGTATAAACATTCAAGAATATTCTCTTAGAACTTCAATTTATTTGATGAGTCAAGAAGAAGCAGAGATATTGAAGAATCATCCAAAAATTGAAAGTGTAGAATTAAACCCAGAAAAATATCCACAACCACAATCAACTCATACCTTAAGATATAAAAAACCAGTAGCATTTAATAAACCACAAGTAGTTGCTGCTTTTGATAATGAAACAACATATTTTTTAAATGATATCCGTTCCAATTGGTCGCATCTATTTGTTAATAATCCTACCAGTCTTCCATTTAAGGGAGTTGGAGTTACTAGTACGACATATGTTGAGAGTGATGTTAGTTATTCTTTGACAGGCAAAGGAGTTGATGCAGTTATCATTGATTCTGGAGTTGCTTATTTGCATCCAGAATTTCAAAGACGAGATGGAACTTATAGAGTTAAAGATGTAATTCTTGATGGACCTTATAAAGTAGATCCAGATTATTTCAATAGTAGAGGTTTAACCTATATTAAAATTGTAGATGGTGTTAATCTTGGTGTCGGTATTGCTACAACTGCATCTGCCGCATGGTGGGGAAATGCATCTAATCGTTCTGCGGAGTTTCAAAGTTTGGGTACAATTCCCATAAATGCTTTATACACTGTCCCCCATGTAGCAACTAAAACTGCCAATGCCAATAGTAACCAATTGATTGATGGACATGGTACGGCATGTGCATCTCAGATTGGTGGAAAGTCTTTTGGGTTAGCATTTGAATGTAATGTTTGGAATATAAGAATTGCTCTTAGTGGTGTCGGTGGAATTATTGATGGTAGTGCTGCTTTGAATGTTTGTACGATTTGGCATCAGGCAAAGAAAATTACTCAAAATGGAAATGCAGACCCAACAATCATCAACAATAGTTGGGGAAACGTTTCCTCAACAGGTAATGTAAATGGTTCTGTATATACTCATCAATATAGAGGAGTAACATTAAATTATACTGGAAATGGAAATGATACTACAGTTCAGGCAAATGCTGGTGCTTGTAGAAATACAAAGACTTTTACTTATAATCTTGGCGCTGGAACTGGTCTAAGTTATTATCTTGGTAGTGGTCAGTTTACGCCACATGATGCAACAACTAGTTCTGCCGCAGAGAATGCTATTGCTGCTGGATGTATTGTTTTAACTTCTGCTGGAAATCAAAATCAAAAATTTGCTGATGAGACCGATATAGATTTTAATAATTGGTATAGTTTTTCATCAAACTATATTAATCGTTGTGGTGGTATTAGTAGAGGATTTACTGGAACTCATGAAAGAAAGAAAGGAACTATAAGAGTTGGTGCTTTAGATTGTGCTGTAGAACCAGCAGATTCAAAACAAGGTTCTACAGCATATGCAATCAGAAAAGTTTGTTATTCCAATTCTGGTCCAATGATTAATGTATGGGCACCTGCAGAAATGTCCATGGCAGCGGGATATACAAGTTCTTATGAATCTTTTACAAGAGTTGATAACACAAATTTTCATGATTGTTGGTTTAATGGTACAAGTTCTGCTTGTCCAAATACTTGTTCAGTGATTGCATTATATCTTGAATCAAATCGAAAAGCTACTCAATCAGATGTGCATGAGTGGTTAGAAAAACATGGTTCTGTTGAAATTAATTTGTCTGATCCATATCCAAATCCAAATGATGTTGGTTATTGGTCTCAAACTTATAATGCTACTTTTGATGCATCATCTTTCACTAATGATTCTTATAATGTTCGTGGTAATGGTAGTTTACGTGGAGCAATTAGGAGAGTTTTGGCAAATCCTTTTGCTAGTAATGCACAACCTTCGGTTAGTGGCGTCAAACTTTCTGGAATATCTTTCAGGCAAATCTAAATACTTAAAAACATCTCATGGCAGATAAAGGTTTTGGTATAAAGCAAATAAATTTAATTGGTGCTTCTGGAACCCCGACCATTGATAGTCCCAATAATTTAAACCTAAATGCAATTAATGTTGCTATTAGTACCGATGTAACTATTGGTGGACAATTACAATCAAATTTGAAAATAGGGTCCGGCTATTCGGTTGGTATTGGATCTACAATTCCATCGGCAAAACTGGATGTTATTGGTGGTGCCAAATTTACTGGTGGTGTAGATGTTTCTGGTGTAGCAACTTTCCAAAGTAATGTAAGACTTGGTGATAATGATATTTTAAATTTTGGTGATGGCAATGATCTTCAAATTTTTCATGATGGATTTGATAGTTACATCAAAGATTTTGGAGTAGGAAACTTAGTTATATTGGCGAATGGATTTGCTATTAATAATGCAGCAAATAATGAGAATATTATTACTGGGATTGAAAATAGTGCAGTTACGTTATTTAATGATGGTAGCAATAAGTTACAAACAACTGGATATGGTGTTACCATATTTGGAACTTTACAATCACAACAACTTAATATAACTGGTATTGCAACATTTGGATCTACATCTGGAAATGCTGGTCAATTAGATGTTGTCAGTAATACTACATCAACTCGCATTACACCTGGAACTATTGCCTTTAACAACACTGGAAATATTCAACAAATAGGAACCCAACAATATTTTAGAGCAGGTACAAGTGGAGCATCTTCTTATTACTTCTCAAATTATTATGGAGGTTCTGACCATGAGTTATTCTTTATTGATACTTATGGAAGCACAAGAATTGCTGGTAATTTGAATGTTTCTGGCGTCTCTACTTTTACTTACATTCAAAACACTGGTATAACATCTACCAAGGACCTGATTGTTTCTGGAACTGGTAATGATGTTGGTTCTATATCAACTATATCGTTGAGAAGTAGAAACAATTATATTGATTTTGATGCTGCAATTCCAAATACATCTCCACCACAACAATTTGGAATTAAATTCCAGGGTACTACTATTCTTGGGGGAAGTTACAGTTCTCCAGATGGTAGCATATTCTTAAATAATTATAATGGAACTACAGCGTTATCCATTAATGATAGTGGACTTACTCTTTCTGGTATCACCACCATTACTGGGACAACATTGTTTGCTAAGCAAATAAGTGTATCTGGTGTTGTAACAGCAACTTCATTTGTTGGTTCTAATACTCTTAAGTCAAGAGCAGTTGTATCTGGAGTAACAACATCAATTGCAAATAATGGAATTGGTAATACCAATATTACTGGATTTAAATCTTATTCATTAATGAAAGTTGGATTATCTACGGCAGGATGGTTAAGACTATATACTGATAGTGCATCTCGTACTGCTGATGCTTCCAGAAGTCAGGGTGTTGATCCAGCACCTGGAAGTGGTGTAATTGTCGAGGTTATCACAACGGGAATTTCAACAACACAAATTATTACTCCTTTTGTAATGGGTGGAAATCTAGATGATCCTGCAGACACAACCATCTATGCAGCAATTACAAATCTTTCAGGAGTTACCACAAGTATTTCAGTTAACCTAACGATTCTTCAACTGGAGGTATAAAGACTAATGGCTATCACAACAACCACAATTACAAAAAACGCAGGGTGGGCAAGAACTGAGGTTATCACTCAGTTAGAAGAAGCATTTACATGGTTAGGTTGGCATGGAGATCAAGTCGTTGGAATTGTAACTGGAATCGCAGCTTATAGTGGTGGTGGTACGACTACAGGATATGCATCTTCTTTTTTCCCAGATGTTAGACAAGTATCAACTTCTGGCGTTGGAACGGGGGCAAGTTTTTATGTTACAAGAAATGGAAGTGGAATAATTGACGCAATTTATGTTGATAGACCAGGAAGTGGATATGTTAATAATGAAATAGTTCAAATTAGTGGAGCAAGTGTCGGCAGTTCTGTTGGTATTGCAATTACTGTTAGTGTATCTGGAGGTGCATCACCAACTGGATTTGGAAGTACTAATGAGTTTTATGCTAAACAAGTAACTGGTGGTACTAATTCTCCATGGGGTGTATTGAGACATGTTATCAACTCCAACAAAGCAAAGGGTACTACTTATAGAGCATTTCAGGTTTATGGAAATAATTATCAAATGCTAATTGGAAGTGGATCTGCTTTCCAACCTGGTGCTACTAATATAACCAATAGAGGTCTTGGATATGGGACAAGATTTGCTGGTGTTGGTGGTATTGATAGAACTCCCAGTGCGGCCCCATATTCATCTGGTGTTGATTATCTTGAAACAACAGCTAGCGTAAGTAATTTTGGAAGATATTCGCAACTTGACCCAACTAGAGGTCAATTTGCCACATCAAACTCACCAACAACTCATGCTCTTAAATTAAATATCTATCGTTCTGGTATTGATCCAAGATTTGCTGTTCTTTCATATTCTCAACCAACAGTTGCTAATTCATCAATTACCGACAATACCTTTTTAACATTTATTCTTCATAATTTTGATTCAACTTTATGGGATTTAGATCATGTTTTCTTGGGAGGATTAACTACAATTCATCCAAATGCTTGTTCAGCATCTGGTAATAATACTGCTGGAAGGTTAGAATTCAGAACTTTCGTTGGTGGTAATGGTAGAAATAGTGGAAGTAATACATATGAAGTTTGTTATGGAACTGCTGAAGGTGGATATATGTCTAGATCAACTGGAAGTAGTTCTAGTCAAATTTGCTATACTTTTGATACAACATCAAAAACACTAGATACTTTTACAACCGATCCTGCTACTAATTATCAAGGTGTTAGTTATACTGGATCTAGAATTTTCACACGGAGATCAAGTTCTTCTGATCCAAAATCTGTAATGGATGTAACTGACAGTAATGGATATAGTGCTGGAATTTCCACATTCATTAGCTCTGCCGTTAACTATAATGCTGTAATCAAAGGGATTCCTTTGAATGGTAATTTAGTTCCTTGTCCTTATTATCTTCCTGATGATTTTGTAATTATTGATTTTAGATATGCCACTGCTGCTACTAACATTCAGCAAGGGGATACAATTACAATTAGTGGATCTGAAGTTTATACAGTTATCACTGGATCTTATAGTCAATATAATGAAACTGCTGGACTTCTGTTCTGTGCGAGGAAAGTTTGATGGCTGATTTTACAATCGTAAATTTAACTACAGCAGCGGCAGGAGTTGCTACAACAGTTTCTTTTTTAGCACAATCAACTGCTGGTTATACAATTAGTAATTCTAGTGATTTGGTTCAAACTGATAATTATAATTCTACGGATTTTGATCTTTCCCAGGCACAACCAGGTTGGTTGACTGGTAGAAGACCATCACAGGGACAGGTATTCCCAAGAGGTGTCTACAACAGGTAGACCAATTTCCAAACTGTCCACCACCCTTGACAGGGTGGTTTTTTTGTAGTATTATAAATAGGTAAACAAATGTTACGGATTTCTCATAATTCTTAACATTGTCACACACCCGCTAACCGAGACCTATGGGTGTATAAATCACGTCTCTCATATCCCCGCTGAGGGTGCGGGGAGCATAGTAACACCACCATTTCCCTGATGGTCTTACTTTTCTTTTACTAACAATGACTGCTTCAATCGCTCAACAACGACAATCGAATACTTGGGAACAATTCTGCCAATGGGTCACCAGCACTGATAACCGCCTCTATGTGGGTTGGTTTGGCGTTCTGATGATCCGTGAACCCGTTGCTGGTTCACTCATGTACGGAAACAACATCATCTCTGGTGCTGTGATTCCTTCGTCCAATGCTATTGGACTGCACTTTTACCCCATCTGGGAAGCTGCTTCCCTAGATGAGTGGCTTTACAACGGCGGACCTTTCCAACTGGTCGTCTTCCACTTCCTCATCGGCATCTATGCTTATATGGGTCGTGAGTGGGAACTTTCCTATCGTTTGGGTATGCGTCCTTGGATCTGTGTTGCTTACTCTGCACCTGTTGCTGCTGCGAGTGCAGTATTCCTGGTGTATCCTTTTGGTCAGGGTTCTTTCTCTGATGCAATGCCTCTGGGTATCAGTGGTACTTTTAACTACATGCTTGTGTTCCAGGCAGAGCACAACATCCTGATGCACCCCTTCCACATGCTTGGAGTTGCTGGTGTGTTTGGTGGTTCTCTGTTCTCTGCTATGCATGGTTCTCTAGTTACTTCCTCACTGGTTCGTGAAACCACTGAGAATGAGTCACAGAACTATGGGTACAAGTTTGGTCAAGAAGAAGAGACCTATAACATTGTTGCTGCTCATGGATACTTTGGTCGTCTGATCTTCCAGTATGCATCATTCAACAACTCTCGTTCACTTCACTTCTTCCTTGCTGCATGGCCTGTAGTTGGCATCTGGTTCACTGCTCTTGGTGTTTCCACGATGGCCTTCAACCTCAACGGCTTCAACTTCAACCAGTCGATTCTGGATTCTCAGGGTCGTGTTCTGAACACCTGGGCTGATGTTCTCAACCGTGCTGGTCTAGGAATGGAGGTAATGCACGAGCGTTTTGTGAACGCATGGCGCTCGTTAAATCGGATGAATTGCTGGAACTCTCTTGTAGACAATCAGCAGCCAAGCCTTGCAAGCGTGTAAGGAAGGTTCAGAGACTAGGCGGTGGATGACGCTTCATCCGTAATACGCCACTAGCGTCCGACACTCTTATGAGTGATGATATAGTCCGCTCCCTCTGGTGACAGAGGTTAAAACAGAAGGAATGCTCACAACTTCCCACTTGATCTTGCCGCTGCCGAAGCAACTCCTGTTGCCTTGACTGCTCCAACCATCGGGTGATATAATAAAGGGGAACTCTTCGGAGTTCCTTTTTTTATAAATAATTAAGCACGAAAGAAAACACGAATGACTAAACTATACTCCGACCTGTATAGAACTTGTATGACCTGTGATGTTGAGAAGCACATTACAGAGTTTTATATGCGTGATAAAAAGACAGGGAGGAGGCACTCTGCTTGTAAAGAGTGTGATAAGGCGAGGGTGAAAGCACGACATCAAGAAAATCCAGAGCGCACAAGAAATAATGACTTAAAGAGAAACTATGGTATAACTCTTCAAGAACATCAAGAAATGTATGAGGTTCAAAATGGTCTTTGTGCTACTTGCAAAAAACCTGGTGATGGTAAGTGGAAAAAACTTTGCGTAGATCATGACCATAAAACTGGAAAGGTTCGTCAATTACTTTGTAGAAGATGTAATATGATATTGGGGCAGGCGTATGATGATGCGAGTCTTTTTTCCGAGTTTATACTTTACCTTGATCGGCATAAGCAGTAATACTCATTGACTTCTTTTATGAAGTATTGTAAACTAAATATGAGAAATAACACAGGAGGCTATGACTTCTTCTACACTTTCACAACCAATTTCACAGAGAGGATGGTTTGATGTCTTGGACGATTGGCTTAAGAGAGATCGTTTCGTTTTTGTTGGCTGGTCTGGACTTCTTCTTTTTCCCACTGCTTACCTTGCTCTTGGTGGTTGGCTTACTGGGACAACTTTCGTTACGAGTTGGTATACTCATGGGTTGGCAAGTTCCTATCTTGAGGGTGCAAACTTTCTTACTGCGGCAGTTAGTACTCCAGCAGATTCTATGGGTCATTCTCTTCTTCTTCTCTGGGGTCCTGAGGCTCAAGGGGATATCGTCAGGTGGTTCCAACTTGGGGGACTCTGGCCTTTTGTGGCGCTCCACGGGGCCTTTAGTCTGATTGGATTCATGCTCAGGCAGTTTGAGATCGCCCGCCTGGTGGGCATCAGACCCTACAATGCCATTGCGTTCTCTGGTCCTATTGCAGTCTTCGTCAGTGTCTTCCTGATGTATCCTCTGGGACAATCCAGTTGGTTCTTTGCTCCATCGTTTGGTGTGGCAGCAATCTTCAGGTTCCTTCTGTTCCTACAAGGTTTCCACAACTGGACCCTCAACCCCTTCCATATGATGGGAGTTGCTGGTATACTGGGAGGAGCACTGCTCTGTGCGATTCACGGAGCTACTGTAGAAAACACATTATTCGAAGATGGCAATCAAGCGAACACTTTCAAAGCATTTGAACCGACTCAAGAGGAAGAGACTTATTCAATGGTTACTGCGAACCGTTTTTGGTCGCAGATATTCGGCATTGCTTTTAGTAACAAGCGTTGGCTTCATTTCTTTATGCTCTTCGTCCCAGTTATGGGCCTCTGGACTTCTTCCATTGGTATTATTGGCTTGGCTCTTAACCTTCGTGCTTACGATTTTGTGAGTCAGGAAATTAGAGCGGCAGAAGACCCTGAGTTTGAAACTTTCTACACAAAGAATATCCTCCTTAATGAAGGTCTTCGTGCTTGGATGGCTCCAGTAGATCAACCTCATGAGAACTTTGTGTTCCCAGAGGAAGTTTTGCCTCGCGGAAATGCACTATAAAAATCGGGGGGACACCCCCCTTTTTTTATAAATAGAAAAAAAGTGTTCGCTAATCATGGCAAGAAAGGTAGTACTGGAAACTGGATATACATTTATTCCCGCATCGAAAAAAATTATCATTCCTAGAGTTATCCCTAGGGAAAGACTTGTACTTATCACCAACGTAACTACAAACCAAATAATTTATAATTTTACTGATTCAACTTTAAAAGCAACTGCTTATACAACATCAGGTGCTGCAAATGCAAATACAACTGAAATAACACTGCAGTTTAATACGACTTCAATGTCGGATAGTGATAAACTTGCCATTATCTTTGATGACTATAATGAAAGATTTATGCCATCGGAGGAGTATACTGATCCTGTTAATAAGTTAAGAGTATCAACTCCACAAGCACTCATTGATACTGACTTTGAATATGGATCTCAAACTACGAAATGGGAAAATCTTGCATTAATTAATCAGAGACCTTTTGCTTTCTCATCTCCAATTAATATTACTGGAATTAACTTTATTGAATTCTTAACAAATTCTAGAACCGTAAGAGTTGGACTTGCTGGTGCTGCTCCTTCTGTTGGAACTCCAGTTAACATTACCGATACGTTCTTATCTCCTGCTAATGGCAATTTTATTGTTGAATCTGTAAGTGGTGCAGGAAATACAATATTTACTTATACAGCAACTCAGACCAATACTACAAACATTACCAATATCTTTGATACGAATAAAACTGGAATTTCTAGTGCTCTACTCTTTACCTCTGCTAGAATTGGATCAACTCCAACAGCAGTTCAATATTCAGGAACAGGAATTGTAACGTTCTTTACCACAGTTCCTCATGGACTAGCAATTGGCAACAACGTTGCAATTAGGGGTACAACTGCAACGACTAATCCACCTAACGGATCTTTCTCAATTGTTGGTGTTAGCAGTGCCAGAGCATTCCAAGTTGCTATTTCAACAAATCCAATTCCAACTGGTACTGTAAGTGGTGGAGAAATTTATGTTATTCCTCAGGGGAATGTATTGCATAGACCATATGATGGTGGAGTTATTTTCTCATCAAATGCCAATGGAAATTTTGAAACAATGGTCAGACAGACGAGAAGATATTTCCGTTATCAGTCTGGTAAAGGCATTCAAGTAAGTTCTGGTACAATTCTAAGACCAAACTTACAAATTGATTCTATTAGTGCTACTGGAGTAAGTGCTGGATCAACTGTAAATGTCATTACAAAAGAACAGCATAATATCCAACCTGGTACAAATATATCAATTACAGGATCTGCTCAAACTGCATATAATGGAAATTACACGATTACTTCTGTTACTGGATATAATTCTTTCCAATATTCTTTACCAATCGGAGCTGCTACAACAGTTGCAACTGGTGGAACTCCTTATGTAACCGTAACAAATTGGTATGGTGCTACAAATAGACTCGGCATTTTTGATGAACAAAATGGAATGTATTTTGAGTATGATGGACAACAACTTTATGCAGTCCGTAGAAGTTCAACTTTCCAACTTTCTGGAAAAGTTAGTGTAGTACAAAACACAAATACAATAACTCAAACAAATTCTTCATTCCCAACTTTCTTTTCAAAACAATTACAGATTGGTAGTTATGTTGTTATTCGTGGACAATCATATCGTGTCATTGATATTGCAAATGATACATCATTGACAATCTCTCCATCATATCGTGGTGCCAATGCAGATTATGTCAATATATCTGAAACTATTAATCTAAGAGTTCCACAATCAGAGTGGAATATTGATAAACTTAATGGTACTGGACCATCGGGGATGACTCTTGATCTTGGTAAGATGCAAATGTGGTATATTGATTATTCATGGTATGGTGCAGGATTTATTAGATATGGTCTTCGTGGTCCAGATGGAAATGTTCTTTATTGTCATAAGATAGCAAATAATAATATTAATACCGAAGCATATATGAGATCTGGTAATTTGCCAGCTCGTTATGAATCTCAGGCAGTTCCACCAACAACTCAAATTAATAGAAGTGTTGGTACTTCGGAAACATTTATTGGTGTTACAACCACTGCTGGATTTCCACCAACAGGAACACTTGTTATTCGTGATGCAGAAACTTATGAGTATATAAATTATGCTGGCATTGGAACTACAGCGTTTACTCAAGTTAGCAGAGCAAAAGCTGGTGGGGCAGTAACTCTAACAGTTACTCAAGGATCAAACTCTTGCACTGCAGTAGGATCCACTGCCAACCTTCAAATTGGTATGAGAGCAGTCCATCCAAGTTTTCCAGACGGAACATGGATTTCTGCAATTACATCACCGACTGCCATTACACTATCCCAAGCAGCAACTGGACCAATTACTGCAGGTGTTGTAACATTCCCAGCAATGGGTGCTAATACTGGACAGGCATTTACTTATGACTCAAATAATCCTGGTGCAGCAGCTGCTGTTGAACTTGCCTATCCAACTTTTGGTCCAACCATTTCACACTGGGGTACTTCTGTAATGATGGATGGTAGATTTGATGATGACAAATCTCTGATCTTTACATTTGGTCAGTCAAACGAAGTTACCCTTAGTGGTAAGGGAGCAAGAAGTTTGCTTCTTGCAATTCGAGTGGCACCATCTGTCGATAATGGTCAGACTGGTATTTTTGGAACAAGAGAACTTGTCAATCGAATGCAGTTAACTCTGAGAGCACTTGATATTAGTTCTGATAAGAGACTTCTCGTTCAGGCTATTTTGAATCCTGTTGGGATTTCAACTGCCGCAAACTGGACAAATGCTGTTGGTGGTGCTGCAAACGTTGTGAATTCATCATTGGCACAAATTCACTCGGCAACAGGACCCGTTACTGTTACAGGTGGAGAAGTTATCTCTGGATTTTTTGTCGGAACTGGTGTAAACTCTCTGGATCTTACTCAACTTAGAGATTTGGGTAATTCTATTCTGGGTGGTGGTGGAGCACCTGTAAATTCAGCACCTTATCCAGATGGACCTGATGTGTTAGCAATTATTGCGAATACTCTTGAGGGTGGTGATGCAAAAATCTTTGCACGTCTATCCTGGACTGAAGCACAAGCATAACATACTAAATGATTACATCTGAAACTCCTTATAAGTTGGCCGAGATCATTCGTGATACTTGGCCACAACTTTACATATTGCAAAATTCACGTTATAATGATCAGAAGAATGAAACATACGATGATTGGAAATCTAGAACCAGAAGAGAATGTGATGGGTAAGAAACCGTCTCCTTGGTTGGGACAACTTGCCATTGCTCTTCAAGAATTAAATTGGGATTCATACGATGATATTCGTGTTGAGGTAGGTGGTGTAGCGTATACAGGAACATCTACTCATCCAGATGCAAATCCAAAGTGGGCAAAACCATTTGGATCTGTAACTTATCAGAACGATTCTTTTATTGTTATTAAAAATCGTAGTCGCAATCCTGTAATTTCATCTCAGTCAAATCCAGATCTGAAGCAACATCATGAACAAGTACAATAGTGAAGATTATTTTTCAGTAAGAGAAAAAAGAACTCATAAAAAAATTTGTGATTGTGGTAATTTTGAAGATGCAAGAATGATGATGCATCTAGACGGACCAAATCGTGAAATTGTAAAAAATAAAACACTCATGAGTCCAGTGATTGATGTTGAGATTCCTAAGGCATTGCCAACCAATGAGATCGTAGTAAATATGGATGGTGGTGTTGGTGGTTCTTGGGAGGTTCGTGAACCAGATAAATTGCCTCAGATCAAACTTCCAGAGGGTAAACAGCAACCTGTCATTGTATGAGTAAGTTTAAGTATCCTAATGATCCACCTGATGTAAAGTGCCCTTATTGTGGAGAGACTGGGAAACCTTGTTCAAATGTAGATAGTATGGCAAGAGCATATGCTCGTGGTGCCTGTAAGAAAAAGCACGATAAATAATCATAAGTCGCAAGCACTTATGGGACCTCTACATTCTCCAAAAGAATACTTGTTTAATTTACATGCAACAAGTCCAGGAGAAGCGAAACGAATGTGGAGGCAAAAGATAAAGGAAAGTTGGAATCATAAATGTGCTTATTGTGAATCTGAAGAGAACCTAACAATCGATCATATTGTTCCACAATCAAAAGGTGGAATGGATTTTACGAAGAATGTCGTCTGCTGCTGTCATTCCTGTAATCAAAATAAGGGACATACTCCTTGGGAAGACTGGTACTTCTCACAGGAGTTTTTTTCTATGGAAAGATATGAAAAAATTAAGAACTGGATGAAACCTGATCCACCAACTAATTTATTTGCATATCGTCCAAGAAGGAATAACGCCAGTTAATAAATACATATAAAGACGAACCATAGGGGATAGTGAACCTGGATAGTCTAAGATAAGCAGTATATACTGCAAAAAAGGTACATACCGTCTTAAGATAAATGGCAACTCCAATTAGATTAAAAAGGTCTGCTGTAACAGGAAAGAGACCCCAGGTATCGGATTTACAACTAGGTGAATTAGCTCTTAACTTTTATGATGGTTACCTATGGGCAAAGAGAGACACTGCTGGTGTTGGAATAGGTACAACCATTGCTTTATTAACACCTTGGGCGGAGAACTTTGGTGCAGGATCAATTTACTATGATAATCTTGTGGGTGTTGGAACTCAGAATGTAGGAGCAAAGTTTCATGTAGTTCCAACTTCGAGTAATATTGCTGGACTATTTTCAGGAACCACATCATCAGATATGGTTCGTATTACTCAGACGGGTTCTGGTAATGCTTTTGTAGTTGAAGATGAGACAAATCCAGATATAACAAAATTTGTCATCAATAGCTCTGGTGATGTTGCTATTGGTAGTACAGATTCTGCACAAAAATTATATGTAGATGGTAACGTTCTTATTACTGGAAGCAGTACATTTGTTGGAACTATTTTTGGAGATAGTGCAGCATTTATTAAAGATTTACGCTTAGCACTTGATGATTCGATAACAATTAATAGTGTATCTGGAGATCTAAGATTAGGATCTTCAACTGGACAAAACGTTGTTAATGTACTCAATGGATTTTATGTTACTGGAATCAGTACATTTAATAGTTTAGTAAGAGTTGGATCTGGAGTTAGTTTGACACCTAGTGGCATAATCACAGCTTCAACAAGATTGTCTACAGGTGTTCCTGGAGAAGGTATCAATATTACCACCAATACAATTAGTGGACCATCAATTATTTTTATTGATCCAGCAGGCATTGGTGATAACACTGGTGCTGTAAGAATTAAGGGTGACCTTTATGTAGATGGCACACAAACTATTGTCAATTCTAATATTGTTGATATTGTAGATATTGAAATCGGAATTGCAACTGCTGCAAATACTGATGTGCTTCTTGATGGAGCTGGATTTGCTTTAGGTACAATTGCTGTTCGTAAAAGTTTTAATTGGAACTATCCAACACTTTCTTTAAAATCTAGTGAAAATCTTGATCTAGCGATTAATAAAGTATATAAAATTAATGGAACCGAAGTATTAAGTGCTACAACATTAACAGTACCTAACCTTAACGTTAGTGGTATTGGTACAATTGGAACCCTTAATAATACTACTGCTAATATTGGAACTGCTAATATTACTACAGGTAACATTGTTACTGGTATTGTAACCACACTATTTACTTCTGGTACAGCTACGATTGCTACTGGAAACATTGTAACAGGTGTTGTTACCACACTTAGCGGTTCTAATGCTACTTATACGACTGGAAACTTTGGAACTGCCAACGCCACAACAGGTAACATTGTAACTGGTGTTGTTACCACGATTTCTGGTACTAGTGCTTTTTATAATACTGGCACCCTTCAAACAGGTAACATTGTTACTGGTATCGTAACGACATTATTCACTTCTGGAACTGCTACAATCGTAACAGGTAATATAGTCACTGGTATCGTAACTACACTATTTACTTCTGGCACTGCCACCATTAATACGGCAAATGTTACTACTGGTGTCGTAACAACTCTTTCTGGATCCAATGCAACTTACACCACTGGTAATTTTGGAACCGCTAATGCTACAACAGGTAATATTGTTACTGGTGTTGTAACAACTCTTTCTGGATCTAATGCCACTTATACCACTGGTAACTTTACGACTGCTAACGCTACCACTGGTAATATTGTAACAGGTGTAGTCACAACTCTGAGTGGTTCTAATGCCACTTATACCACTGGTAACTTTACGACTGCTAACGCTACCACTGGAAACATTGTAACAGGTGTTGTAACTACCATTTCTGGTACCAATGCTTTCTATAACACTGGTACCCTTCAAACAGGTAACATTGTTACTGGTGTAGTCACAACCTTAAGTGGTACCAATGCAACTTATACGACTGGAAACTTTGGAACTGCTAATGCTACCACTGGTAATATTGTAACAGGTGTAGTCACAACTCTGAGTGGTTCTAATGCCACTTATACCACTGGTAATTTTGGAACCGCTAATATTACCACTGGAAACATTGTAACAGGTGTTGTAACTACCATTTCTGGTACCAATGCTTTCTATAACACTGGTACCCTTCAAACAGGTAACATTGTTACTGGTATTGTAACCACGATTTCGGGTACTAATTCTTTCTACAATACTGGTACTTTACAGACTGGTAGAATCGTTACTGGTATCGTAACTACACTATTTACTTCTGGCACTGCCACCATTAATACGGCAAATGTTACTATACGACTGCTAACGCTACCACTGGAAATATCGTAACAGGTGTAGTCACAACTCTGAGTGGTTCTAATGCCACTTATACCACTGGTAACTTTACGACTGCTAACGCTACCACTGGAAACATTGTAACTGGTATCGTAACCACCTTATTCACTTCTGGTACAGCTACGATTGCTACTGGAAACATTGTTACTGGTGTAGTCACAACCTTAAGTGGTACCAATGCAACTTATACCACTGGTAATTTTGGAACCGCTAATATTACCACTGGAAACATTGTTACTGGTGTAGTCACAACCTTAAGTGGTACCAATGCAACTTATACGACTGGTAATTTTGGAACCGCTAATGCTACCACTGGTAATATTGTAACAGGTGTAGTCACAACCTTAAGTGGTACCAATGCGTTCTACAATACTGGTACCCTTCAAACAGGTAACATTGTTACTGGTGTTGTTACCACACTTAGCGGTTCTAATGCCACTTATACCACTGGTAACTTTACGACTGCTAACGCTACTATTGGTAATATTGTATCTGGTGTAGTTACTTTTATCTCAGGTACTCATCTTAATTATTCTGGTGTTGGTACATTTACAACTCAACTTAACGTTGGTACTGGAGTTACAATTAGTTCTGGTGTAGTAACAGCAACAACCAGACTCTCCACTGGAAATTCTGGATTTGGAATTAATATCGATACAAATACTATTAGTGGTCCATCAGTAATTACGATTGATCCTGCTGGTGTTGGTGATAATACTGGTGCAGTTAGAATTAAAGGTGATTTATATGTAGATGGTACACAAACTGTTGTTAATTCAACAGCAATTGAACTTGCGGATTTTGTTGTTGGCATTGCTGGTACAGTTACATCAGATTTACTTCTTGATGGTGCTGGTATTGGTATCGGATCTACTGCAAGTAGAAAAACCTTAACTTGGGACTACACTAATACTGCATTAAAGTCAAGTGAGAACTTTAACCTTGCTTCTGGTAAAGTTTATGAGATTAATGGTGTAACACTATTAACTAACAACCAATTAACAATATCAAACATTAATGCTACTGGTGTAAGCACTTTAGGTACGATTAATAATACCTACGACTGCTAACGCTACCACTGGAAATATCGTAACAGGTGTAGTCACAACTCTGAGTGGTTCTAATGCCACTTATACCACTGGTAACTTTACGACTGCTAACGCTACCACTGGTAACATCGTAACAGGTGTTGTTACCACGATTTCTGGTACTAATGCTTTTTATAACACTGGTACTCTACAGACTGGTAATATAGTAACTGGTATTGTAACGACACTATTTACTTCTGGAACTGCTACAATCGCAACGGGTAACATTGTTACTGGTGTAGTCACAACTCTAAGTGGTTCTAACGCTACTTATACCACTGGTAATTTTGGAACCGCTAATATTACCACTGGAAATATTGTAACTGGTGTTGTCACTACATTAAGTGGTACTAACGCCACTTATACCACTGGTAACTTTACGACTGCTAACGCTACCACTGGTAATATTGTAACTGGTGTTGTTACTACAATTAGTGGTACTAATTTAACTTACACTAATGCAAATGTTTCTGGTATAATAACTGCACCAACTCATGATACAACTTCAAGCAGAATAGGATCTGCAACTGCAACAACATTATCAACATCTCAAGTTGGAATTCATTCTATTGCAGCTGCTTCTTATCGTTCCGTCGAGTACATTGTTCAAGCAACTCAGAATACTAATTTCCATACTACAAAAATACTTGTAGTTCATAACGGCACAACTGCTTATCTAACCGAATATGGATCTGTTTATAATAATTCTGCAGTTGCGACTTATGATGTAGACATCTCTGGTGGGAACATTAGATTACTTGCTACCCCTGCAAGTTCTTCAGCAACAACCTTTAAACTTCAATTTAATACAATCGTGGTTTGATAAATACATAAAAGAACCATAGGGGATAGTGAACCTTGGCAGACCAGAATTTTAGGGTAAAGCGCGGTTTAGAAGTAGGTGTAGGTGTTACAATTCAAGCAGGTATAGTAACGGCAGTTACTTTACTTGATGGAAACTTAAATGCTCCTGGAAAGACATATTATGTTTCGACGAATGGTAATGATGGATATGCAGGAACTACCATCAACAGACCATTTGCAACGATTGCTAAAGCATTAAGTGTATCAACGTCTGGAGATACAATCTTTGTTCAGTCAGGTACGTTTACTGAAGTTTTTCCACTTACAATTCCTGTAGGTGTAAATGTTAAAGGTACGGGACTTCGTGGTACATTTGTTCAACCTACATCAGGAACAAGACAAAATGATGGTTTCTTATTAAATGGAGAAACCACTATTGAAGATTTGACCATTGGTAATATCAATGAACCTGGTTATGCATTCAAGTTTGCCAATAATTCTAAGACCACAACTCGTTCCCCTTATGTTCAGAGAGTTACTGTACTTAATAAAGGTTCAATAACTTCTGCAACAGATCCATATGGATTTGATACTGCTCATTCACCACCAACTTCATATAAAGCAGGTCGTGGTGTTTTAATCGATGGTAGTGTAGTTGATCCAACCACACTTGAACCAGCAATGTTATTCAATGAATGTACATTCATTTGTCCGAATAACACTGCTCTTGAGATGACAAATGGTGGTAGAACCGAATGGGTTAACTGCTTTAGTTATTTTGCAGATAAAGGAATTCGTGCTTATGATGGATCAGTAGGTGTAGGAAGCACTGGATATGTAAGAGTTAAGACAAGTGGTTTAACTGGATCAACTCCCGCAGCAAATGACGAACTTTATTACCTTGAAGCAAACTATCGGTCTGGTACTTATTCTCAGGTAGGAACTGCTCTTACAATTACCAGAGTTGGTCATGGACTAACAGTTGGTGATCGAATCTTTGCTGACTTTACTTCGGGAACAGCAACTGATGGATTCTATCGCGTTACTGGGTATGTTGGTGTCAATACATTCTCTGTTACAATGGGTGGTTCTGCAACCACCAGTGGAAATATATCTTATAAAGAAGCACTAGGTTTCGGTACTGTTAGAAGTTATACCTCAGCAACTGGTCTTTCTTCTATTACTGCAAAAGGTGAGGGACTATTTGAACTCCCAACATCAAGACTTGGCAAGACTGTAACTGCTTATGGTGATGCTCAGTTATCGACACTGCAGAAAAAGATTGGAACTGCATCGTTATATCTTGATGGTACAGGAGACTATGCAAGATGTGAAGGTGGATCAGACTTTACATTCGCTGGAAACTTTACTGCAGAAGCATGGATTTATCCTACAAGTGTAACTGGAAGTCGTCATCTGTTTGCATTGGGAACTGAAACAACCGGTAGATATCACTTTTCATTGGAAAGTGGTGTTGTAACTGGCAATTTCTTTGGTAGTGCTTCTACAACTTTTGGTGGTTCGATTTCAATCAATACTTGGACTCATATTGCATTAGTTCGTTCAGGTTCAACGATTACTGCTTATGTAAATGGAACTGCACTTGGAACTACAGAGACAAATTCTTCTGCGATTAACAACACTGGACAACTGACAATTGGTGCTGATAATTCTGGTACTAATGCATTTGTTGGTTATATAGACGAAGTTAGAATTTCAAATACTGCAAGATATACTGCAACCTTCACTCCATCAACGACTCAGTTTAATTCTGATGGTAGTGATAAACTTCTTCTCCATCTTGATGGTGCTTCTGCAAGTACTTCCTTTATTGATAGTTCAATTCCAGCACAAGATATTCGTTGGGTTCGTTCTGGTGTAGGTATTGCAACTGCAACCAAGATTACATTAGCAGATTATCAGCAGTTTGGTGCTGAAATGAGATCGATTGGATCTGCTGTAGTCTTCGGTAATACTGGTATCAGTGCAGATGGACCAGGTGTTGGTCTCCGAATGTTTGCATTTAACTTCGGACACATCGGATCCGGAAAAGATTTTAGTCAAGATGTATCATTAGTCAATCAGGCAGCAGAAGTTGTTAAGACTAATAATGCAAATGTTTATTTTGTATCGATCGATCAGTCTGGTGACTTTAGAGTTGGTGATGCATTTTATGTTAATCAGGAAGCAGGAACTGTAAACTTTGGTGGGCAGAACTTTACACTGAATAGTCTTTCTGACTTAAATGTTACAGACGGAACAAATACAAATACGTTAACCCCAACTTATCTAACAGTTGGAAATATACAAATTTCTGGAAATGAAATCACATCAACTTCTGGAAATATTAATATCAATCCATCTGGAAATTCCGAGACTAATATTGATGGTAATCTGAATGTTAGTGGTATCCTGACAGCATCTGTTCTTCAAACCAGTGCTTTACAAATCGGTGATACATCAATTGCGATTGATGATACTGGATCGAATGGAACAATTAGACTCAATACTGATGGTCTTGAGGTTTTAAGAGCTACCAATACTCAAAGAGTTGGTATAGGTACGATTGTTCCAACAGCAAAATTAGATGTACTCGGTGATACTAGAATCACGGGTGTAATAACTGCAATTACTTTTAGTGGCAATGTTAATGGTGGTGTAGGAACCATCACGAATTTAAATAGTACGACTGGTAACTTAACTACACTTAATGCTACCACTGGTAATATTGTTACTGGTATTGTTACCACGATTTCTGGTACTAATGCTTTTTATAACACTGGTACCCTTCAAACAGGTAACATCGTAACGGGTGTAGTCACAACCTTAAGTGGTACCAATGCCACTTATACGACTGGAAACTTTGGAACCGCTAATGCTACAACAGGTAACATTGTAACTGGTGTTGTTACCACGATTTCTGGTACCAATGCGTTCTACAATACTGGTACTCTACAGACTGGTAGAATTGTCACTGGTATCGTAACGACATTATTCACTTCTGGAACTGCTACAATCGCAACGGGTAATATCGTTACTGGTGTTGTTACCACACTTAGCGGTTCTAATGCCACTTATACCACTGGTAATTTTGGAACCGCTAATGCTACAACAGGTAACATTGTAACTGGTGTTGTTACTACACTCAGTGGTACCAATGTCTTCTATAATACTGGTACCTTACAGACTGGTAACATTGTTACTGGTGTTGTTACCAC